GGTCGGTCGTCCCGGTCGGTGCACGGTATTCTCTGACGCCGCAGCGGCACTCGATACGCGCGCCTTTATCATTGATGACGGTCTTACAGCCGCTTGAGCGGTTGGCGGCCCAGCAGACGTCGCAGCCGAGCGTTTCGATGAGGCCGTAAGCGGCGAGCACGGCTTCGTGCGCCTGAAGAATGCGCGCCGAGTGTGCGTTGAAGGAGGGTGGCGGGACGATGATATTCGCCGCCGCCACCTTCGCCGCCTCCGCAGCGGCGAGCGCTTCCAGATCCACGTCCGGCCCGGTCGTGGACTCCTGCTGGTTCCGCATGCGGAGGCCGCGCGCATTCAAGAGCGCGAAGTACTCCTGCTTCGTCATATGCCGCGCGTCGACGGGCTGAACGTCCAGGTTCGTCAACTCGCCGTTCGGCAATTTCTCCCTGTCCCAAAGAGCGTCACCGAACACGGCCGGCGCCGACGGCTTTTCCGCGTCGTCCGTCACGGCGTCACGTCAGGGTCAGGCCAGGTGCTGCGTGCGAGCGCATTGATGAGTTGTTCCTCGGCGATGGGGCCAGCGGTGACGGGGAATTGGAACCCGCCGCGCACGAGCACCCGGAACCGTTGCGGTAAGTTGGCCGGGGCCTGATGCTCCACCCCATGAAACCCGTCTACCGCCGACTTGCGGAGGTAGACGGGGATTTCGCCATCCATGAGGATGATGTTGTCGGAATTTGGCGCCGGCAGCGGCGTGATGATGGCCTTGGTTTTCTCAGGCATGGCTCAGACCAGCGCGTCGAGCAGCGCCTCTTTGGCCTCGTCGGTGGCATTCACGAAGAACGCGGTGCCGCTGCCCAGCAGCACGCGGAACGAGACGACGGGGTCGCCGATCGTGGTGAAGGCTTCGACAGCGGTTTTGCGGACCCAGACGGGGCGGGTACCGTCCATGAGGGTCAGGACGTGCGCCGGCGGCACGGCCGCGACTTCGGGTTCGATCACGTCGTCGTAGGTTTTCTTCGTCATTAGCGTCCTCCTCCAATATGGTTCACGAGACTGTGCTGATTGAGTGGTGCCTGTAATTGTGCGCTGCCGCCGTGCTCTTGCGCGGGCGGACCTTGCGGGTAGGGTGGGGCCGGCGGTTGCGCGGGACTTTGCGCGGCGGCCTGCATGAGCGCCGGGTTGCCGGTTTGAATGGCCATGGTCTGCTTCAAGGCATTCGGGTCAATTTGGAACCCGGACTGTTGAAGCAGCGACACGACCATAGGGTTGGTCAGGTCTTCGGCTTTGAACGAGAGCGAAATTCTCGGTTTCTCGGGCGGCGGCGTCGGCGGCTGCTGCAGGTGCCGCGCCGGGTCTTCCCCGAAGGCGGCGTAGACATCCTTCAAGCCCTCCATGCGGTTATTGAAGGGGTCATTGGCCGTGAGCTGGTAGCGGTCGAGCGCCATTTTGCGTTCGACCTGCTGGTCGAGCCGTTTGGCGCTGTCGGGTTTGACGCTGTAGACGAATTTGCCGGGGACCGACAGCCGGTTCCAGGCCTGGAGGGCTTTCGCGCCGTTCTGGCCCGCGACCTCCACGTAGCCGAGGTCGTCCTCGAACAGTTGAATGAGGCCGCCGAGCGCACTGCAGATAGAGACGAACCAGCGCAGGACTTTGTCGCGCTCTTTGTCCAAACGGACGTCGGTCGCCTGGTTCATGTAGGTGAGTTCGGTGGCGGTTTTGGACCCCTGTTCGGTGATACCGGACTGGTTCTGGCCGAGTGCCCAGGCGCGGTCGATATCGCGCATGGAGATGTCACTCGCAATGGACGTATCGCGCGGCAGCGTGGGGAGCGCAATCATTTCGATAATTTCGTGCGGCGGCCCGTCGGTGAGGATGATGGACTGGACTTCGCCTTGTTCGAGCTTGGCGATGGTCGACGGGTCGATGCGGCCTTTATCGACGCCGCGCATGGGGAGCGCGCGCCGTTTCTGCTGCATCTGGATGGTGCGCGTCTGGCTGAGTTCGTCCACCGCTGGCCTGGACATTTGGCAGTCGGACTTCGGGAAGTGGCTGTCGGGGGTGTACCGGAGCGTGAGCACCTTGATGGGGAAGCCTTCGACGCCAAGGAGGGCGCCAGACTGCGGGTCGACGCGCTGATACGGGGAATTCTCGTGGACGCGCGGCGTGTCTTCGTCTTCCACCAGGATGAGGTGCCGAACGATGCGCCGGTCGGTGACGGTCGGGTCGCAGCGGTAGGCCCAGTACCAAATTTCGGTGACGGCTTTGCCGGGACGGCCGACATGCCGTTGGTTGGTGTCACAGAGCAGGTCTTCGTCGTAGCGGCTGCCCTGGTCGGTGGCCGGCGGGTGGACGTCAGAGAGCGTGGCCAGTTCTTCGTCGCCGACGAATGAGCGGAAGCCGAGCCAATCCGCCTGCTGGTAGTTGGAGCGGATGAAGCCGCTCGGGACCAGCAGCTTGGCGGGGCTCCCGCGCTCAATATAGTAGCAACTGTGAGACACGGTCGGCGGCTGGCCCATTTCGGTCGGCGGCGTGACGGAGGCCGTGTAGCCGACCTTGACCCAGGCGATACCGGCGGGGCAGATGACGTCAGAGAGGCATTCGTCGACCGCACTGAGCGCGTCGGTGTCGTCGGGGCCGAGTTTCTGGTTGAGCACGGCGTTGAAGACGGGGACGGCCGCGGCACTTTCGGGGTTGCGCGGGGACAGGACGACTTCGGGGACCTTATAGAAGAGCTGCGCTTTCTTCTGTTCGGTTTTCTCGTAGTCGATATTGACTTGGGTCGTATCGCGCAGGTCGAAGCCGTGGGCGTGGTGATAGCCGCCCATATAGCGCTTGAGGTTTTCGCGCCAGTCGGTGAGTTCTTTCCGAATTTCGTCTCTGGCGGCGGCAATTTCCCCGCGCCAGAAGGTGAGCGAGCCGATGCCGTCTGGTGGCAGCGGCAGGACGTTCGGGTTCGGTGCAAATTCCGGCGGCAGGTCAGGTATGACCTGGTCTGTCACACCGGGCTGTGCGGGATCGTCAAAGGCTGGACCCATGGCTCCCTACTTTTTGTTCGACTTGCCGGCCTTCGACAGCGCAATCGCAATGGCCTGACGTTGGGGACGGCCCTCACCACGCAGTCGCGATATATTGGTAGAAATGGCGGCTTTCGAAGCACCACGTTTGAGCGGCATGGAAGTCTCTCCTCAAGTAATGTCGTGTCTATACTGCGGACAATCAGTTCACATTCCCAAATATCGTCGTCAGACGTTTCGGTTTTGCTCGCGTCGATGCGGGTATCGATGGCACGCGGCTCATAATGGCGTCACGGTTCGTTGCCGCATCTGTTCCACCCCGTTCACGGTCATTGCGTTTCGCGCGAAAACGGCCAAATACTGTTCGCGGCGATGTTATTACAAGGCCTTGGTCGGTCGTGGCACCGTGCTGACGAGTTGTCGGCATTGTCAGAAACCGGTGCGGTCTTCTCCGAGCCATCCACGGATCTATTGCAGTCGAGCGTGCAACAACAAAGCGGCGCATCTCCTTTGGGATCCGCATTTCACCACCGTCCGAAAGCAGCTCGCCACACGCGGCGCCCTGACGAAATGTGAATCGTGCGGCTTTGATGCGATGCCAGAAATTCTCGGCGTCCATCATAAAGATCACAACCGTGAGAACAACACGCGAGAGAATCTCGCCGTGCTCTGCCCGAATTGCCACTCGATGGTGCATCGACAACACATTCCGCATTAGGCATAGCCGTGCCTCGTCGATGCTTCGCGTAATTGCTGAATGTCCCAGGCAACAGACCCCTTGACGGGACGATCGTCTCTGGTGTGACGCGTCGGGGAGGGACGACTGAGGCTCATATACCTGACCATGTCGGCCCCATGATCGTCGCCGTCGGTGTTCACGTCGTCGGCGTCGTGCGGCGACTGTTCCTGGATCGGCAGCGTGCGAATGACGTACTGGCAACTGGGATCAAAGGTGAGCCACGGCGTGCCGTCGGGGGCCGCGCGCAACAGGTCATGCACGTTCGCCCACCCGTTTTTACCGCGCTGGTTATCGGCCTTCCGCATGGGCAGACCGGCACTCCGGAAGGTTTCGACAATGGCCTTGCCGTGATCCTGGCCGGTTTTGTTCCACATGCTCGGATCCGCCGCGCAGTAGCGCAAGCGGCCCGTCCCGACGAGTCGGCGTGTGGTGTCGATCATCTTCGCCGCGACGACGTCCGGCGTGGTTTGGGTGCCTTTGAGTTCACGCGCCATATGGATGTGGCCATCAGGGAGACACGCGAACCAGCCCACGCAGTACGGTTGGTTAAACCCCCAGTCCATGGCCGCGATCCATTCGGTGCCGGGGGGAACGTATTTTTCCGTGACGTGCCACGGTTTGCCGTTCCAGAACGTCTTGAACGAGAAGAACGCGCCTTCAAAGACGGACCAGTCGCCTTCGAGAAGCTGGCTGCGGCGCGGTTCCGGCATCTGGTCGAGGTTGTCGCGGTAGGTGAGGTCGATATAGGGGTTGTCGTCGACCTTCGCTTGCACGAACGTGTGCCACTCGGGTTTGTATTTCGGATATTTGTCGACGGACGGCTGTTTGGTGATGAAGAAGTCGCGGACCCAGAGCGCGCCGCGCGGCCCCGGGTTCGATGCCGCCCAGACTTTCGGCCCGCCGAGTTTGGCGACGACGTCGGGGTTGGATGTGCGCGCTCTCGAGAACAGTTCGATCATGTCGGTTTCGTCATAGGTGACGAGTTCGTCGGGGACGATGACGTCGTATTCGCGGGAGAGGTAGCCTTCTTTGGCGACTTTGTCGTCCATGTGGCCGCCGACAATCGTGCTGCCAGTTTGCGGGAAGTACATGCGTCTCTCCCCGCGGTTGTATTTGGCGCCAAAGAGCGGCGCGTCTCGTTCGAGGTGGAGCAGGTGGGTTTCCTCGAGGTCTTTGTAGTTGGCGCGGATGATGATGGCCGACAGGCGTTTGACGGACATGCACACACGGTACAGACCCCAGCGCAGCACGTGGCTTTTGGCTCCTCCTGCGGCACCGCCATAGAGGGTGCGGACAAATTGGCGTTGCGCGCGGAAGAAGTCGACCTGGCGCGGCGTGGGGAGAAAGACCTGGCGCAGGACGCCGCCCTGATTGATGGCAATCCCCCAGGCGTACTGCTGTTTGGCACAACGTTCCGTCGGGCATTCCCATTGGCCCGAGGGAATTTGTTTGAAGTGCTGGCCGCACCAGCAGCATTTGGCGTGCGGGTGGCGGGCGAGCGGATTGGCGACGACGGGGGCAGGCGGGAGCGCCGGGACGGGCACAGCCGGCGGGGGTGGAAGCGGCGGCTTCCATCCTTTCTTATGACGACCGGACCCGGTGCCACCCACGCAGCACAGTGTACCCTCACCTGTCAAGACTTTGACAGCGACAGCCCGGAGGCCGGTTCGTTATCATGCGGGAGAATGACGACGAATAACCTGACGCTCTATCGCGTGCTCACAAAACTCGGCGCGACCGACGCGGACGCCGAGCAGGCGGCCATCCTCGACACGTCCACCCTCGCCACGGCCGCGCAACTCGGGGCCGTGCGCGAGGAATTGGCGACGGTGCGGGAAGCCGTGAGCGGGTTGAAGTGGATGTTTGGCATTACGTGGACGTTCCTCGCGCTCATTCTCGGCGTCGTGGTGCAGTTGCTGTTGAGACGGCCATGAGGAACGACGACGAGGCCATTGAGGCGAAGATCGCGCGGCGCGAAGCCGAGTTGGCCGCGCTCGGCCAGGAGATCGCGGATCTGTACCGGCTCCGTGACGAGATCAGGCGGACCTCTATTGATGCGGTCGGCACGACCGGCGGCAAAGCCACCGTGGCCACAACGAAGAAGATGCCATGACGCAGGCCGATATCGAAGTGATGCTGCAACACCTGGCCGACACGACGCGCGGACTCGGTGACACGAGCCTGCGCCTGCATCTGGTCGCGGAGCAACTCGCGCTGGTGGCCGATCACCTCCAGGCAATGGGCGCGCACACCGACGCGGCGATCACCGCCGGCCTCACGCACCTGCATAGAGAGAACAAGAGCGAGCGATGACGGACGTGACGGCGCAGGCATTTCGGGAGGCGGCAGAGAACGCCAGAACCGTACCCAAGTTGCGTACGTTGCTCCTCGCCGCCGCCGAGCAGCGCGAGCAAGTGGAGCTTCTACACGACATCTTGCACAGCATCGCCGTGGATGCCATGACGGCGCAGTCTGATCCACACGCGAGCGCATCCGACTACCGGAAAGCCCTCGTCATTCTCTGCAATCGTGCGCTGAGCCGTGGACCGAATGAGGCGAAGCGATGACGGACGTGACGGCGCAGGCGTTTCGGGAGGCGGCTCATAAAGAGGCCGAACGCGCAGAACTATCAAGCCGTCTTGGTCGGCAGCAATTGTATTTCCATGAATCTCCAATAAATGTGATTCAGAGGGAAAATGCTGGTTTATTACTTGCCGCCGCCGAGCAGCGCGAGGAGTTGGACAAGGGGCAGCAGCCTTGCGTCTGGACAGAGGACATGGATGGATTGTGGGAATCCATCTGCTCCAATCATGGCCCGTTCCAGTTTTTCGACGGTGGACCGATCGATAACCACGTTGCCTTTTGCCCCTACTGCGGGCATCCGATCACGGCGGTGAGTTATAGCGAGACGATTGAGCAGCAGATCGCCACGCTGACCGCCGAGCGCGACGAGGCGCGCCAGCACTGCGAAGACCTCAAAGCCGCCTATATCCAAGGCCTCACCAAACCCACACGCCAACAACTCCAAGAATTCGGCGCGAGAGGGGACACAAAAGACGACAACACCTAAGCGTCAACGCTTTGACACTCCCCAATTAACGTGCTAGCCTAGCGCCCAGCGCGATGTAAAGACCCTCCTCACAAGATCCAGATCTTCGAAGAACATCTAGACGCGTCCATGCGCCCGTCAGGGCCAATGACGCGTCACGACCACGCCCCCGGGCCTTGGCGCGGAGCGCCAAAGTTCCCGCCACGTTCCTGCCCTCCCCCTGTTCCGTCTCCCAACCAAAGGGTGCCGGCCGTCGGGCGCCGGCACACGCACCAGGCGTGACGCGGACAAGAGACGCGTGCGTCAGCGCGCGGCAACTCGGGACGCGTCACGTCTTCTTCTTCTTCTTCTTCTCCGTTCCGTGACACCCCCCTCATTCCGGCACCACCACCCCACCCTTCCATACCGCCCGACGCTCAATCATCTCCCTCCCCAATCGGTGAAATGACATGTGATGCCCACGTGTCGCAAACACCCACAAATTCTCCAGCCGATTGTTCCGATCATCCCCGTCCGCATGGTGCACCACCTGCTCAGCCGTCAACGGAAACCCCGACGCCACCACCGTCGCCCTCGCCACACGCTGCCCCTGACGCCATTGCACATACGACGGATTGTAAATCGACGCGTAGTAACACCCCGGTGAACAATACCGCTCACGCGCCGGCTTCCCACACCGCCGACACGGCGGCCGGACCGCCGCCTCCCGCGTCCGAGACCGTGCCCCCACCCCAGCCGCCTTCACCAATCGAGATACATACCCCGCCGTGCACCCATGCGCCAAGGCCACCGCCCGCATGCTCCGCCCCAACGCATAGTCCTGCACCACCGCCAACGTATCAATCCCCTTCCACCCCATCGGCCAACTCCAGTATTTAGAAAAACCCCACCCCACCCACGCCTTCCTTACACGCTTAGGAGAGCGTCCGCCACACACACACTCACGCCTGAGAACCAACCTCGCCACACAGCTGCACGTGCCATGGCCGGGGCCCAGCGGGTCCCGGCGGCACGTCGTCCGCCGCCTGGCGGCCGGCGTGCTCGATACTCTGCGGCGCTACTCAAACGCTCACGCGCAAGAACTCACAGAGTATACACGAAGGCGCGTTACACGTCCGATACGGTAGGTTGTGTTTCCTTGTCCACTCTCGTGGAAACCCTTGTGCTATATGGGTTCGTGAGGGAGAGGCAGTGCGAGCGTGGGGTTATGGTGCTCGGTTGGGGGAGTATTCGGAGTATTAGGCAAGGAACTCGGGAGTATCGATACGTCACCAGCCCCAATCACGACCTGAATTCCCACGTTGAGCGGGTCTGGTGCGACAACCCCAACGGCGATGAGAGCATCGCGCATTGGGCGATGCTCTCCTCTTTTACGCGCGTGTGCAAATGAACCCACCCAATCGATGGCGGCTTGGTGCGCGTTGGCTTTCAACACACCGAGCGCGGTATTGGTGGTTGGTTCGTGGCGTTGGCAGATATCTGAGACGGCTTGCTGACGAAGTCCGGTGATACGCGCGATTTCCGTTTGGGTGACGCCTTTGGTCGCGAGGTCGAGGACGGTGACGATTTCGCGGATATCGGCGCGTTTGCCTTTAGGTCGAGGCGTGGCGGCTTGCCGGCCGCGTCCGGGGTTGAGCGGTTCGTGAGAATTACCGGGCTCGGCCGTATCCACGTCCACATTCTACACAGGGGCGCAAGTTTTTTTTCATTCGGGACGTCTTTTCGTGTTGACATCTACATACGTCGCATGTTTCAATGTATGTATGCCTGATGAGTGAGTCATCTGGGCTTATCAAGGGGAATGTGATGACGATGAATCAAGGGCGAGACGGGATTACGGGCTGGGAAGTTGGGCATGACGAGTTTTGGCAGTACGTGTTCACGGTCGACGGCGGGATCTACCGGCGTGGCTCTTGGGCGGAGAACACGTATGGGGGCTGGCGATATGAGGCTGAGCCGGCGCATGTGGTTCGGTATGGGGCGTTGTATCCGGCGGGGATGAGCGAGACGGTGCGCGCGATGCTGACGGAGGCCAACTAATCATGGCGCTCAATGTGACGCACGAAGCACAGGCGGGATATTTCACGACGACGGGCGGGAATCCGTACCTCTACAGTTCACCGAGCTGGTGCGCGTTCGAGGCTGGGCGGGTGGCAAAGGACGTGCCCGTCAAGGCCAAGATGTCGCG